AAACTTGCCGAAGCTCAAGAGACTTTACTTGCTGGTAAATTTAAAGACGCGGAGGAACTTGAAAAAGGATACATCGAACTCCAAAAGAAACTTGGCTCTAAGGAGGAGACTACTGAAGAGGAAGTTACTGAGGACAAGGTAGAAAAGAAAGAAGAAGAAGAGAAAGTTGATGTAGCTTTCTTAGAAAAACTTTGGGAAGAATCTCAAGGTGAGTTTTCTAAAGAAACACTAGAGCAGTTAAAAGGTATGAAACCTGAAGATGTAGCTCAAATGTATCTAGACTTTCGTTCAGAAAATAAACCACAAGAGCAAGCTACTTTTACAGAAGATAATGTAAAAGATCTTAAGGGTATAGCAGGTGGTGAAGAAGGTTACAATGAGATGATGGGCTGGGCAAAAGAAAATTTGCAGAAAGGTGAGGTTGATATGTATGATCAAGTCATGGATAGAGGAGACCCACTTGCTGCATTCTTTGCAGTTCAAGCTTTAGCATATAGATTCAATGATGCTAAAGGAGTTGATGGACAAATGTTACAAGGTAAAGCACCAACTGAAAAGGGTGACACCTTCCGTAGTCAGGCGGAAGTTGTTCGCGCTATGAGCGACCCTAAATATGATTCTGACCCTGCCTATCGTCAGGATATCTACGATAAACTAGAAAGATCTAACCTTAAATTCTAATGCCACAAGGTAAAGGAACCTACGGTTCTAAAAAAGGGAGACCCCCAAAAACTACTAAAAACAAATGAGTACAGCCACACTAACTAAACAATCTAATTGGAATAGTTTCTGCGACTGGGTAACAAGTACCAACAACCGCCTCTACGTGGGGTGGTTTGGTATACTCATGATACCATGTCTACTTACAGCAACTACCGCATTCATAATCGCCTTCATTGGCGCACCTCCCGTCGACATTGACGGCATCAGAGAACCAGTTTCAGGTTCATTATTGTATGGAAACAACATCATATCTGGAGCTATTGTACCATCTAGTAATGCCATTGGCTTACATTTCTACCCAATATGGGAAGCTGCAACGATGGATGAATGGCTCTACAATGGAGGACCCTATCAACTCATCGTCTTCCACTTCCTTATTGGCATCGCAGCTTACATGGGACGCCAATGGGAACTTAGTTATAGACTAGGCGCTAGACCCTGGATTCCAATTGCTTATTCGGCACCAGTATCAGCAGCCTTTGCAGTATTCCTCGTATATCCTTTCGGACAAGGAAGCTTCTCTGACGGTATGCCGTTGGGGATATCAGGAACGTTCAACTTTATGTTTGTCTTTCAGGCGGAACATAATATCCTTATGCATCCTTTCCACATGTTGGGCGTTGCGGGTGTATTTGGTGGAGCTTTGTTCTCTGCTATGCATGGCTCGCTGGTCACCAGTTCAATCATTAAAGAAACTACCGAAGTAGAGTCACAAAATTATGGCTACAAATTCGGTCAAGAGGAGGAGACGTATAACATCGTCGCGGCTCATGGTTACTTTGGCAGACTCATATTCCAATATGCTTCTTTCAATAATAGCCGTAGTCTACATTTCTTCCTTGCTGTTTGGCCAGTCGTGGGGATATGGCTCACCTCTATGGGAGTCAGCACTATGGCATTTAATCTTAACGGCTTTAACTTTAACCAATCCATCGTCGACTCTTCAGGAAGAGTTGTCCCTACCTGGGCTGACATCCTGAACAGAGCTAACCTTGGCTTTGAAGTTATGCATGAGAGAAATGCTCACAACTTCCCACTTGATTTAGCTGCTTCTAATAGAACAGAAGTAGCATTAACTGCACCTTCTATAGGATAAAATTATGGCTAAAGCTACACCTTATGATCCTAAAGCTTTGGGAGCTGATGGCGCCTTTGTCGTCGCCTACCCTACTAACAAACAAACTGATAGGATTGTAACAGGACAATACAGCGGTACTACTGACGCTGAAATAAGCCCAAGTGGTACAGCAGTACAATCAGGGGGAGCCTCCTGGTAAGAGTATCGTGGCGACCTGACCGATCATCCTCGCCACAGTACATCTACTCTTATTAACAATGACAACAACAACAGAACAAGGCGGAAGGCAAAATAGGTTCCCTAACGAGCCTAGAGTAGAAGTCCTTGATGTTAACTGGGCTGAGAATGCAGAGCGAGTAAATGGCTGGTCAGCAATGCTGGGCGTCATCGCTGCTATCGGAGCTTATGTAACTACAGGACAATTGATTCCTGGCTTGCTCTAAACACCACGTCCGTTCATCCCAATGGGACGCATGACAACCTAGGCATGGAACGGGGTCTAGGTAAATAGGTATTTACTATGACTGTAAAGCTTGTTTATCGTGGTGTATCGTACACTAAAACAAAGTAAAAACAAAATGAAAT